CATCCGTGCTTGGGGTGCTGCGGGTGGGATTCCTATTAAGTATCAAGCCGACGAAGATAGTCTACAAAAAGTATTTAAAGCTCTACAAGCTGCTAGTAAAGGTGAAGTAGATGAGGGCTGGAAAGACATTGCTGCTGCCGGTGCACTTGCCACAGGGCTAGCATTTGGTGGCGCTGGTAATGCAGATGCTAAATCGCAACCCATTAGTAAGCCCAGCGTTATTCAGCAAGTAAGTAAACAAGATATTGCAAAAAGTGTAACTGGAAATCCACACGAAGTTTACCTAAAGAAAGCTGCTGAAAAAGCAGGTATCGTAGGCCATGAACTTACAGCATTTTTATCACAATGCGCTCACGAAACTTTAGACTTTAAACACATGAAAGAGATCGGTGGCAGTTTAGACTTCCGTAAATATGATCCAAAGTATGCTCCTAAGAAAGCAAAACAGCTAGGAAACAAACAAGTAGGCGATGGAGCAAAATATAAAGGGCGCGGTTACATACAGTTGACCGGTCGCGATAATTATAAGAAAGCTGGGCAAGCATTAGGATTACCATTAGAGCAAAAACCCGAACTTGTTGAAAAACCAGAAGTTGCTGCTAAAGTAGCAGTATGGTATTGGAAAAACCGTGTAGCACCAAAAGTTGACAGCTTTAAAGACACTAAAGCAATTACTAAGACAATTAATCCTGGTATGAAACATCTAGATAAACGCCAAGAAAAGCAACAAGCATTTCAGATAGCGATGCGTTAAACGGATAAATACATCATGAGAATAAATGAACTTTTTGAAGAAGCATCTGCAGGAGCTACAAGTGCTGCTAGTATCGGCACAGTAGTCAGCCCGCAATTGGCTATCGGTAAAAAGAACATTGGCAAGAAAAGCTACACAGGATCTCCAGGAAAAAGCGGCACAAAAGCACCAGCTGTTCCTAAAGCTGTACAAGCTAAAAATGCAGATGGAACTGCTAAAAACGCTTTAGATATGAAGGGCTCCAACATATTTGGTGGTGGCTCTGCAATCAAAAGATAAATACAATATGCACCTAAAAACGCAAGGAAAATAAAATGGATTTCAAATCACTAGTTAGCAAAATTAACGAATTAAACGATCCTGTACAAACTGTACAGGCTCCAACATTGCCACAAAGCATTCAACTTGACGAAAGCGCACAAATGCGTGTACTAGCTGGTCAAACAACTATTCTTGCAGAAGCTAAGAAAAAAGCTGAAAAAGAAGAGAAAGAAGTTAAAGAAGAAATGAAAGTTGGCGATAAGAAAAATATCGCAACAGGTACTGTTGAAAAAACTAAAACAGGTATTGTTCATAAGAGCAATAAGGCCTACGGTGGCAGCGAAGAAAAAGCTGACGACAGCGATGACGAACCAAAAGCTAAAAAGAAAGCTAAAAAAGAATCCATTGGCGAGGCTAGCGATAAAAAGAAAGCAGCTCAAGAAAAATTCAAAGCTATGATCGCTAAGAAAAAAGGCGAGAAGAAAGAAGATGTTAAAGAAGCTGCTAAGCCAGACTTTTTAGATATTGATGGCGATGGCGACAAGAAAGAACCAATGAAGAAAGCGGCTGCTGACAAGAAGAAAGGGTCTGCTCCTAAGAAAGGCGTAAATCCATTTGCCAAGAAAACTGAAAGCGCAATGATGCCAAAAGGCAAAAAGCGTCCAGTTAAAGAATCTGTTGAAGGTAAACTAACTTTCAAAGACATGATTAAACTTGTTCAAGAAAGTGGTGGTCAACAACAAATCGATCCTGTAGATGCAGAGTTGTTTGCATGGGCTCAACGTGTTGCTGCTGCTAAGTTTAATGAATCAACTAAGCAAGAAGTGTATGCTGGATTAGTTTATGAAAGAATGGGCGGTGTATTTGAAATGTACGACGTTCTAGCAGAAACAAAATAATTTAACCAAACTAACTCAAAAGCCAGCAATTTAGGTTGACTGGCTTTTTTGTTGGCTATATAATAGTCATATAAGGAGATTTATCATATGGCTAAAATGTACGGTCCGGAAGAAAAAGCAAAACTAGAAAGACTAATCAACGAAGGCGGTAATGTACTTCGTGAAATCGAAGACCTCAATGAGGGTCTTAAAGAAACCGTTAAAGCAGTAGCAGAAGAACTCCAAATTAAACCAAGTTGGATCAACAAGGCAATCAAGATTGCACATAAAGACAACTGGAAAGATCACGAAGCCGAGTGGGAAGAAATCGAAGGCATCCTCGGTGTTACAAAAAGATTACCTGAATGATCATTGATTTTTTTAAACCTACTATAGAATGGATTAAAGATGACTACCGTACTCATCCCTTTCGGTTTTTTATTGAATTACTTGCTTGGGCTGTGTCTATTGGGTGCAGTATCACTATGGCCGTCACCGTGCCTAATCCGCCACTACTCGCGCTGTATCCTGTTTGGATCAGCGGCTGTGCTATGTATGCTTGGGCTGCTTATACTAGGAAATCATTTGGCATGCTGGCTAACTACATCTTGCTAACCAGCATTGATACATTTGGCCTAATTAGGATGCTAATTAATTAAATAAAGTAAGAAGGTAGGCGTGGCCACAATCCGCAAGTTTGGTATTTGCAAGCCGTAAATTGCATAGGAGAAAAATTTGAGTTACGTAGACGCTTTCTATGATAGAGAGCAGGATATGATCAATGTTGTTGAACGTGATGGTAACAGCAACAGAACATTTAAAGAATATCCAGCTCGTCATATCTTTTATTATCAAGACCCTAAAGGTAAATTCCTTTCAATCAAGGGCGATCCTCTCAGTCGTGTTACAAGCAAGAATGTTAAAGAACATCGCAAAGAACTTGCTATTCATTCCAATCGTAAATTATTCGAAAGCGACATTAATCCTATCTATCGCTGTTTAGAAGACAATTATCTAAATGTCGATGCTCCAAAACTAAATGTAGCATTTTTCGATATTGAGGTAGACTTTGATCCAGAACGTGGCTATGCTAGTCCAGACGATGCATTCATGCCAATTACTGCTATTGCCGTCTACCTTCAATGGATGGAAACCATGGTATGTTTGGCGATTCCGCCTAAGACATTATCTATGGCAGAAGCAGAAAAACAAGTTGAAGAATTTCCTAACACTATGCTGTTTGACAACGAAGCAGATATGCTAGATACATTCTTAGATCTTATTCAAGATGCAGATGTATTAAGTGGTTGGAACTCAGAGGGCTTCGATATCCCGTACACCGTTAATCGTGTAACAAAAGCTCTCAGCAAAGAAGATACTCGACGTTTTTGCTTATGGAATCAATTTCCAAAGAAACGTGAGTATGAAAAATACGGAAAGGCCGCTGTAACATATGACCTTATCGGTCGTGTTCATATCGACTCGTTAGAATTATATAGAAAGTATACCTATGAAGAACGACACACATATCGACTTGACGCTATTGGCGAGATGGAGATTGGTGAAAACAAAACTGTATACGAAGGCACATTGGATCAACTTTACAACAATGACTTCCGTAAGTTTATTGAATATAATAGACAAGACTGTGCGCTTCTTGATAAATTAGATAAGAAATTAAAATTTATCGATCTTGCAAATACCATTGCTCATGAAAACACAGTATTGATTCAAACTACAATGGGTGCTGTTGCTGTAACTGAACAGGCCATTATTAATGAATCGCATCGGCGCGGTATGATTGTTCCTAATCGTGTGCAACGTGATTCTAATGAAAGTACTGCGGCAGCAGGCGCATATGTTGCATATCCCAAGAAAGGCATCCATGAATGGATCGGTTCATTAGATATTAATTCACTTTATCCATCAGCAATTCGTGCTCTAAACATGGGTCCAGAAACCATTGTAGGACAATTACGTCAAGATGGCACTAAGGCATTTATTGAAGAAAAGATGGCAAAGGGCAGTAGTTTTGCCAATGCTTGGGAAAACATGTTTGGTAGTGTAGAATATACAAGTGTAATGGATCGAGAAGTTGGTCGTGAAATTACTATCGATTGGGAAGACGGTGGCCATGATACATTGTCAGCCGCACAAGCATACGATTTAATATTTGAAAGCAATCAGCCGTGGATGGTTAGTGCTAACGGTACGATCTTTACCTACGAGAAAGAAGGTATTATTCCTGGACTACTAAAGCGTTGGTATGCTGAACGTAAAGAAATGCAGGCGAAATTACGAGAATGTATAAAGGCAGGTAATAAAATTGAAGAAGAATATTGGGATAAACGTCAGCTGGTTAAAAAGATTTTGCTTAATAGCTTGTATGGTGCTATTCTTAATCCCGGCTGTCGTTTCTTTGATAACAGGATTGGCCAATCAACCACACTTACTGGACGAGCCATTGCTCGTCATATGGCAGGTAAAGTAAACGAAATCATCACCGGAGACAACGATCACGTAGGTAAAGCAATTATCTATGGTGACACTGACTCTTGTTATTTTTCAGCATATAATACTCTTAAGAAAGAAATTGACAAAGGCACATTGCCGTGGTCAAGAGAAAGTGTTGTTGAACTTTATGATACCATAGGAGAAGAAGTAAATGGAACATTCCCGAAATTCATGCAAGATGCATTCCACTGTCCAAAAACCCGAGGAGAAGTCATCAAAGCAGGTCGCGAGATTGTTGCTTCCAAAGGACTATTCATTACCAAAAAACGATACGCAGTCCTCTATTATGACAAAGAAGGAAAACGTTCCGATGTTGATGGTAAG